TCCGTCCACTTCATCATCACCACACCCTCGGCAGTTTCTCAGCCCATTCCAGAAGGTTCTGGCGTGCTGGGTCAGGTTCGTCGCGCAGGTCGTCCAGGTCGATGACCTCGACGAAGAGGTCGATCGCTTCGCTGCTCACGTAGCGGACACAGCCGCCTTCGACGATGATGAATAGTTTCATGTTGCCTCCGTAATGGGTGTGTCGGATACGAAGACGCCATTGACGAAGACGCCTTCGTCCATGCGTTCAGCAGCTTGTCGGGCGTTCAAGCGTTCATCGGGGTTCGTGAAGCTGGTCAGCTCCAAATCCCACATGAGCTCGACGTAAATGTCAACGGCAGCGTGCCGCGACTCCGCCTGAAAACACAGGGCTGTGTCTTCGTCGTCGCCGCAAATGCGGCCTGTCACAAGGTAGTGCTTCATTTCCGCTCCTTCACGTACTCAGCCGGCACGTAAGCGCGTACGACGCCGGAGTGGGATTTGTATTCCACGCGGAGGTGCCCTGCCGGGCCTGGGCCGCGTGAGTCGTTGGCAATGACGATGCCGGGGAACCCGAACACCGTGACGAGGGTCTTGGGTTTCATTTCTTAGCTCCTGAGTTTGTTTGATGCGGTGCTGATGGATTGAACTTGTGCAGCTCTGACTTTGCTTTCAGGTAGGCCGCATTGGCCTCTTCGGTCGTGGCGAACCGACCAAGGTAGTGGCACACTTCAGCTGAGGTGATTGCAGCTTCCCACCCGCCCTTTCTGAATCTTGTACCCAGTAAGCCGGGCGTTCGGTTCAGCGCAGACGTTCGGTTCTGTTGGTTCTCATGGTGAGTGGCTTCGCGGAGATTGTCAAAACGGTTGTTATCACGGATGCCGTCCTTGTGGTCGATGTGCGCCGCCGGCCAGACGCCAGTCATGTACAACCAAGCGAGTCGGTGGGCGCTGTACTTATGTATGTCCACTCGCATTCTGCGGTACCCGTCTGAGTACACCGCGCCTGCAACGTCACCGCGATGCGAGCCTCCACGCCGGTCGACTCTCCACGTAAAAACTCCTGTGCCGGGGTTGTAGTTAAGTAGTTCAAGCAGCCGTTCTTGCGTCAGTGCGGTTGGCATTATTTGCCTCCGTGGATGTTGTCAGCAAATTGAGCCAGCAGCTCAGGTGAGTGGTGGCCATATCTCATGACCATCCTCAAATCAGCCCATCCACCAAGTTTCTGAAGTACGCCAAGCGGTGTCCCTGATTGGACATGCCACGTGGCCCAGGTATGGCGTAGACCGTGCCAGGTGAAGCCTGAATAGCGGCCTTTATCTGAGGTTCGTCCCACTCCGGCCCGAACACAAGCAGCTTGCCAGGCCGTTTTAACTTCCTTGACCGGCTTGCCACGGTACGTAAAGCAGAACTCAGGGTGCTGGCCCTGTACGGAGATGAGAACATTGATTGCTTCCTCTGAGAGTGGGACGTTGATGGCTGCGCCACCTTTCATTTCAGCGGCTTCGACCCAGGCGACTTTGCGCTTGAGGTCGACGCGCTTCCACTGCAGCCCCAACACGTTGGCCTGGCGAAGTCCAGTCGTAACGGCAAATGTGGCCATGGCCAGCATGTGGGGCTTGAGTTGCGCGCGCAACCTGACCCACTGTTCGTGGGTAATCCAGTCACGCGGCTTTTCCTTCTTGTCGTTCTTCTTCTTGGCCACGAGCTTGAGATCGACGCCCGACATGACCAGGATGGCGCCAATGCGCGTGCGGTAGCGGGTGTACGTGCCGGAGGTCTTGCAGAACTTCTTCAGCGCCGCGTCGATGTTCTCCGGTGTGACCTCGGTCAGCATGCGGTCGGGGTAGAACGTGGCGAACTTGGCCAGGCTCAGAATGTCGGAGTCTGAGCGGTCTTCGGCCTCAGCCCACTTGATGACGGCGTTGCCCCAGCTCTTACCTCTAAGCGCGGGGTCCTGCTTGCGCAGCTCTACCTTGAACTCGTCTTCACGAGCTTGCGCCGCTTGTTCATCATCAGTGTCAGTCGAGCGGCATACCCTTGGGTAACCGGGGATGGTGAAGCGGCACCACCACTTTTCACTGTTAGGGCGTTTGAAGAGTGACATGAGTATTGCTCTCGTAAATAGGCGACCAGGTCGGTCTCGATGAATGTCCAGGCTCGGCCCACCTTCGCAGCGGGAACGAGCCCCGACTTGATCAGGCCCGACAGGGTGGTCTTGTGGACGCGCAGCAACGCCGCGGCCTCCACAAGATTGAGGATGCGCAGCGGCTCAGGGTTCATGCTTTAGAACAGCCCGTCCAACACTGGGGGCTTGTAGTCCGGCCCCTTGTCGATCTTGCCGTTGGGCTTGAACAGGGGCTGACCGCGGGTGTCGTACTTGCTCCAGTTCGAGAAATCCACACGTCCCGCGGCTGCGGGCACGTTCATGTCGGCGCAGTGGCCCACGCCCACAGCAGTCACGATCTGGTCAGCCAGGGCGTCGAGCAGCTCTCGTCGGTCGAGGATCGTTACTTTCTCCGAGCCGTTCTTGAGCGCGTCAGCCAGCAGCTTCAGGCTGTGCTGCATGGCAGACCAGTCGAAGTGCTTGAACTTGAGGGCATCGAACATCTCGACGATCTCCTCAAGGTGGCAACCCAGCTGCACGTTCAGGTCTTCGGCAGTGGGTTCAGGGCGGGCGCGTTGGTGCCACAGCTCAATGGTTTCGAGGCTCATTCAGGGTCCTTAAAGGTAGGTAGCGGGTGCCAGTGGGTAAAGTTGTCGTCCTTCATGCGGGCACGGATATAGGCCACGCCCTGGGCTTTCTCGATCAGCAGCATCCGGGCGCCCATGGGCGTGTTGGGTGTGATCGGCAGCCACTTGATGTTGGGCGTGACGACGGCTGCGCCGTCAGCGGTGAGCTTGTGGGTCATGCGGCCTCGACAAAGTTGCGGAATTTCTTGGGGAAGTCCCTGTCTGTTGTGGAGAGCAGCTGCACCTTGGGGTACAGTCCGATCTTGAAGCGCCAGTCCAGGTACTTGTCGTACACCAGCAGCGTGGGCTTGCCCATGTTCAGCGCCAGGTGTGCAAATGCTGTGTCACATGTGACGGCGCAATCCATGCCGTCCAGCAGGTCCGCCGTGTCGTCGAAGTTCACAATGTGCCGACTCATGTCTTCGCCTAGCTCACATGGAGCGCCGATCTGGAAGCTGTAGAAGCTGTAGTCCCCCAGGTAGGGCTTGAACATCTTCGGGTTGATCGTTCGCTCTTTGTGAGAGTCGCCCATGTTGCCGGGGCTGTAGACAAAGCCGACCTTGGGCTTCTTGCCAGGCGTGTACACGGGGTCGTGCGCCACGTAGGTTGGCACCGGGGGCAGGGCGTTGAACTCCCGGACGTAAAGCCCGAACAGGTCGCCCACTGTCACGATGATGTCGTACTGGTCGGCGATGAAGCCAGGTGGCATCTCGCTGAGTTTCTTCTGCGAGAAGTTGACCGAACCAGCGTTGCCGATGAAGAACGACACGAGCAGCTCGGGGGATAGCTTGACAATGCTCTGCGCCGTCTTGCTGGCCTGCACGACCGCTCGACTGAACATGAGCTCATCGCCCAGCCCCTGCTCGCCAGTGACAAACAGGCGCTTGCCTGATATGTCGCCCCAGTGCTCCAGGTACGGTACGTTCTGGGTGCGCAGCGCGACATAGTATGGCTGCATCTCCGGGGAAGCCCAACGGTAGCCGTAGTTGCTGAACCCCTCGACGACCTTGCCGTTGTGCAGCTGCACGATGGACAGCATGTAGCGGGCCATGGGATCGTCGCCGAACTCCAGCACCTCCTGGTAGCTGAGCTCGGCCATCTTGTACGCGCCAGCCTTCTGGTAGGCCATGGCAATGTTCATGGTGATGGCCTTGTGGTCAGCGGTCTCGTTCAGCGGGACCTGGCTGCGCACCGTCTGAAACAGCTTGACGATGCCAAGGAAGTCACCTTTGGCTTCGAGCTTCGGAACATCGGTGTTCAGGTTGATGTTCATAGCACGTGCTTTTTGAGCGCAGCCACTGCCACCGGCACGATGGGCTCGATCAGCTCCAGCATGGCCTGGGCGTAAACACGGATCTCATACTGGGCATGCTCGTGCAGCCGCAGGCGCAAGAAGTTGGCCAGGTTGTGCAGGTCCACCGTGGCGAACATGTGGCTGTACGTGTTGACCGGCAGCACACCACGGGCCAGCTCACGGGGGCAGCCCTTGGCGATCAGGTCGTGGTAGGTCCAGAACGACGAAGCACAGGCCGTTGAGATCCAGTCCTGCATGTGTGGGGCCAGCGGGTGCTCCTTGTCAGTCCGCATCTGCTTGTTGTTGGCCGACTGCGTGGTGATCTGGCTGACCTCTGGGATATAAAACTCCTCCGGCAGCTCAGAGTACCGGGCGGACACCTCGTTGAAGCTCCACGTCCGGTGCCGGTGCCACTGGCGGAGCACGAAGATCGGCGCCTTCACCTCGAAGGTGAACTGCACGCACTCAAGGGGAGAAGTATGGTGGTTCTTGACCAGGTAGTCGATGAGCTTGGCGTCTTTGCCCTCATCAGCACCAGCACGCCACTCGGCGTCATACGAGACCCTTGCAGAGCGCACGATGGAGAGGTCAGATCCCATGTGGTCGACCAGCCTGACAAGGCCGTGGTTGAGAACTTTGATTTTATTCATGATGTAAGTCTTAATGTTGTTCGTCGCAGCAGGTCGGCTTCGACCGCGGTATGCAGCGCCTGAATGTCCTGGTCTATGAGGGTGTTCAAACGAGGTGCAAGTGCAAAGGCGAGCAAGCCCGGGTAACACGCTGGCAGCAAGTGCCGAACAGCATCTTCTGCCATGGAAAAGCTGTATGCGTTCATTTGGTGGTTGCTGCTCTCCGCCATGTCGATGAGCTGATACCGGCCATAGAGCGTATGGTTCACAGGTCCCTCCGATCCCGCAGCCCCAGGAACACCGGGTGACGCGGCTTGTCTTTCACTCCGACAGGGAAGTATTTGTACTTGATCAGCTGGCCGAGGTACTCGTCTTGTCGGGCCCAGAAGGTGCCGCGCTGCAGGGCCGTAAGTCCAGTTCCAATTGAGAACTCGACTCCGGTGTGGATGTCTCTGACGAGAAACGCACCCAGTGTGTCTTTGCCCACAAGACCCGCCTGTGCTGTGCTGCGTTTAGTTCTGCCCAGTTCATTTGTTTGTGCCTCGTTACCGTTGAACATCTCTTCCTCGAAGCCGATGATCTCAGCCTCACTGTCCTCGAATCGCTTGACCTTGAGCAGGTAGCCTTCGTTGACGGTGGAGCGACCGAACTTGTACGGAGCGTTGGGGCTGCGCAGGATGATGCCCTCGTAACCCTCGGCCACAGACGAGGCCTCGTACTCGAGCATCTCGTCTTCGTTGTGCATCAGGTTCTGCGCCAGCAGCGTGATCTGGTGGAAGTCGCTCCAGACGCCAGCACCCAGCGTGTCGAGCATGATGTCGCGGCGCGCCTCGAAGGTGCCTCCGCAGGCATGGTGGTCGAACACATAGAAGGTATAGGCCGGGGTCTTGTCGTAGGCCATGACGTTCGAGACCGACTCGTTGTAGCACGTCGGGCTGGTGGGCTCGCCCACAATCAGTTCGCCGTCCAGGCCGTTCAGCCTGGCGTGGCTCAGCTGACTGTAAATGTGCTTGTTCGGGATCGGCTTGAGCGTGCGGCTCAGTGCCTTGCCGTCCACGATGCTGCAGCGGATGCCGTCGAGCTTGGGGCTGGCGTACACCGGATAGCGGATCTTGGAGAAGTCTGCGGCCACTGCGAGGGTTGGTTTGAAAGCGCTCATTTGATCTTCACCAGTAGATTTTTCATGCTCCATCCACAAAGGCAGATGAAGACGTCGTCAATCAGCTCTTTGCCTTTGATGTCTGCGGTCTCATATAGGTTGACCAGCAGCAGGCTGTCGTCAGCATCGTCTTCGGCCATAGCGCGGCGAACGCAGTCGATTAGGGTCATCTCATGTCCTTTGGTTAGATTTCATTACAAGGCTCAGAGCCTTCTGAGCCAGCGTGTCGCCCATACGGGCGCGGTTCACAACAGCCTGGCCGGTGGCCTCGGCGCTGGGCATACCCAGCACCATCACCCGCCACTTGCTGGTCTCCAGGTCGTAGACGTGCTCCAGAGCCCACCCCTGCGCGGCGGCGAGCGTGTTCTCTTCGGCTGTCATTAGATCGTTGTTAGACATTAGATTACGAGGGCGTGAAAAGGCCCCGAAGGGCCTGGTGGTTTAGTTGCCGGGCTTCTGCCGGATCGAGATGATGAGGTTGGGGAACTCCATCGTGATGACGTTCCCCTCCTCAGTGATGAGTACGGACGGACGGTCAGCAAGCACCCTCGGCGTGTATTCCAACGCATGGGTGTAGAGCTTGGGACCCTTCGAGCCTTTCCATTCGTAAAGCCAACGAGACCGGCTGCTGCCTTCCTTCGGGGCGGGGAGGCGCACGACTTGTCCTTTTCGCCAGAGGTTTCCCAGATAGTCTGAGACCCTGTTGGCAGACGCGGCGTGCTCGCGGATTTGCGGCATGTCGAAGAATGCCTGAGCATCCATAGGCTCAGAAGCCGCCTTTAGGGCGGCCTCCAGCGCTGGAAATAGTCCTGTCTCGTTGTTACGCATGATAGTGCTCGGTGAGGTTGGGCTCCACACGCAGTGGGGCGGTTGTGATTAAGCCACGATTTTAATGATCGTAGCAGCTAAATCTTGACGACTCTTAATCAACGCCCGGAAATCTAATGTGGAGTAAAGACAGTCCCAGTCCGTACCTGGTAACCATGCTCCGCCGTGGGGGCAGCCGATGATGACACCAACCTTCCGACCTTCAGCGTGGCGGCTTCTAAGCCAGTTCTTCTGAAGCTCTGAGAGCTCGATGCCAACGACGGTGCTATCTCGCTTGGGCAAGATCACAAATTTGTATTCAATCCACAGGTCGCCCGCAGGGCCGCTGTACCAGACATCGGGGATGCCCCCGTTGTACTGGTTGTGGTTTTTCATCCGGTACAGCTCAGCCGGCAGGTGCCGGTGAACTGACTGGATGAACGTGTTTTCAGGTGTTGCCATCTTCTTCGACGAGGGTGATGACACCTGCGTCAATCAGGGTCTGCAGCGCCGCAGCAACACTTGGCCCCACGCCCTTCGGCTTGACGCCAGCCAGTTTTTCACCCAGGCTGACTCGGTTTTCAGGATAGCATGCGGGGCAGTTAGGGTCGTTGCACAGCGGATCTTCCTCGAAGTCGACGGTGATGTCTCTTTCGTACCCAACTTCCGGGCTAGGTTTCTCTTGCTCAGCGATGAGCCGCTTCTCCACCAGGCGCGCGTAGCCGATGATGTCGGTCCACGAGTCGACGTAGCCGGGGTCGCCGTTGAGGATGCGGCCGATCTTGTGGGCCACCATCTCCAGGGCTTCCTTCATGTCGTCAGTCAGCCCGTGCCATTGGCGGCCGGTCTTCATGACGTCTTTGATGCCCTGCGTGAGGTTGGCGTGGTCGTCGAACTCACCGTAGCGGGAGCCGCGTTCGGCGAGAGTTTGGTCGATGGTTTGGGTCATTTGGGTTCCGATGGTTGGAGTTGGGCAAGAATGTGTTTGGCATCAGCAACACAGTTGCCGAATGGGCTTGCCCCGCCGGCCAGCAAGGCCAGGACAAGGGCAAGCAGCCTGTCTTCGTAGTCGTCGCTCATGCTTGAGCCTTTCTGTAAAGTTTCTTGAATTGCCGGTTGCCCAGGGCTTTCACCAGGGCACGGCGG